TAGGATCAGGTATATTTGGAGCAGTTAAAGCTCTAAAGCATGTGAATCTTTACCATCCTGGATTTGATAAGAGTATGACTGATGATGGAGATGCGATAACAGTACGATGCTACCATGCTGGAGGACGAATTAATGAGAGAGATAACGGTGATCCTAGATAAAGTTTCAAAAGTGATCTTGTTTTTCGAAAACGGTCACTGGATTTACGAGGTTGACATCGAGAATCGATGTAATTCATCTGCAGAGATTCTGGATTGGATTGCTCAGATTGGCCATAAAATATGGTGTTCTAATGAACTTTTGGGGAACTTTTGCAATCTACTCGATGCGGCATTAGGTCTTCAGAAAAATTTCTGTGGGTTTGGAAAAGACAGGAAACCTAAAAATGTATCAAAACTTCTGGACGAGAGATTGATGCATAAGTATTTCAAAGATCATATGAAGGAAATATCCCAGAAATGAAGGGCATAACTCATTATCGTTCCGAACCCGGCTTCCATGTGATCAGGGTGCACTACTCTGCCGATCCCGACAAGGATCCTGACACTCCTACGGGAATCATCTGGCGTGATCGTGAGGCAGAGGGTATCCCTGGTGGTCTTGCCAGCGCTCAATGGCGCGGTGAGATGGAGATCGACTGGGATGCTGCCGGAGGAGAACTCTGCTTTCCTCAGTTCGAACTGTTCAAGACAAAGATCGTTGTGCCACCGTTTGAAGTTCCTAATTCTTGGAGTCTTTATGGATCCTTCGATTATGGACACCGTAACCCGAGTTCATTCCACATCTACGCAATTGATCATGACGGCGACGTGTGGGTTGTGTGGGAGTACTACCGCAAGGGCATGGGGTACCGACAGATTGCCCGTGCCATACGATCTTGTCCGTTTTGGAATCGCTTGTCCTATATGCCAATTGCCGACCCCTCTATATGGGCTAAGACCCAACAGACAGATGACGGCAACGAACTTAAATCGATTGCACAACTGTTTTTTGAGTTGTCCAATCCAGAACAAATCGTGTTTGCACCGGGGAAGGCAGGTGGCGACATCACTGTAGCAGAGAAGATCAACGGGGAACTGTGGTTCCTTCCCGAGAAGAAACCTGATAAGTGGGAGTTCAAACCGAGATTACGCGTGTTCTCTACCTGTCCGCTATGGATATGGGAGTTCTCGAAGCTTCGGTACTCTGACTGGTCAGGAACGATGCAGGAGAGTCGGAACATCAAAGAGAGCATCGTTGACAAGGACAATCACTCATTCGATGACTTCAAGATGTTTATGACGATGTTCTTTATGGCTCCTGGGAAACCTGAAGATCGGAAAATGGATAAGTTGAAACAGGAGGATCCTGTCAGTTACAACGAGTGGAAGTCTGTGGCAAGACACTTCGATGAGGAGTCGAGCAACGGATCTTCACTGGGAGAGTTTGACAACGAAGCGGGTGAGGACTATGACTGAAAAACTCTGGGTTAACCTAGGATCGGGAGATGACCTCAAGAAAGATTATCTAAACGTAGACATTTTTCCGTTTGATGATGAAGAGAACAATCCTAACTTCTTTTGCATGGATTTGAGGGAACCATGGACCTGGGCTCTGAATAACATGGCCGATTACATCCTCGCCAAAGACATCATCGAACATCTCCCCGACAAGATCCACACGATGAACGAAGCCCACAGGGTTCTGAAATCCGGGGGAATCATGGAAATACACGTCCCCACAACCGACGGTCGTGGTGCTTTTCAGGATCCCACGCACGTATCGTTCTGGAACCGGCATTCGTTCTGGTACTTCGAGAAGGGAAATCCCTATAGGGAACGATTTGCGGCATCCTATGGCATCACGGCGGTATTCAAGGTTGTCAGTGAGCACGTACAGGAAACTCAGGACGGACCCAAACTCATAATCATTCTGGAGGCGGTGAAGTAATGCTCACGAACGTTATCCACCGATACGACGACATTGCTGCAATAAGAAGTGGTCTTCGTGTTTGGCCCCGCTTTGTGGACTTTCACACTTGTGATGTCTGCAACCAAAACTGCCTTGGATGTGCCTATCGTGATCTCCATACGCCGAACATGATGGACGAAGAACGACACAAGGAAGCGATCAACACGTTTCTGGATGTCGGGGTCAAGGCGTTCGATTTTGCGGGTGGCGGAGAGCCCACCTTGCTTCCGTACCTTCGAGATCACATGGAATACATTGTCTCCAGGGGTGCGACGTTTGGCCTGCTCACGAATGGTACAGGCATCGACAAGATGACTGCTGAGATTCTGAAGGGAACTTACTGCCGGATCTCTCTGGAGGCTACCAACCCAGAGGACTACTCCGAGTACAAGGGGGTGCCTCAATCTCATTGGTACGATGTTCTAGCGTCCATAAAACATCTGGTGGCTGAACGAGACCGAACAAACTCTGACTGTGAGGTTACGATCAAGTTTTCCGTAGGTGACAGTCTCCGGGGTAGGGAGCACTATGCGGCTGGAATCGTTTTGGGAAGGACGCTTAAAGTAGATCGTGTGACGTTCAAGGCGCTGAGGCATGAACCGGAGGAACTGACTCAATACGACAAGAGAGTTGAGGCAAACTTCCTGCGGGATCAGATTCACATTGCCAGGGCTGATGATCTTGTTAGTTCTTGGATCATTCCCATTCCTTTCGAGAAGGTTCCTCAGTGCTGGTTGAATCCTCTGCACACCGTCATGGATTGGCAGGGGAACATCTACATCTGCTGTTTCTACTACTACCGATGGGATTCTCACCGGATCGGAAACATATTCGAGAAACCGTTTCGGGAAATCTGGATGTCCGCTGAACATCGAGAGAAGATCCGACAGATCAAACGGGAAGCTTGTAATCTCGTGGATTGCAAATTCGTCCTTCACGATCAAGCAGTACAGGATTTCGAAAAGGGGAAGAGAGGCTATTTCCTATGAAGAAGTTCATCATCACTACAACGATCCTGCCGCCAACGAAAGCCATTGAACAGTATGATGCCATGGAGGATTGGTCGCTGATCGTTACTGGGGATCGCAAGAGTCCTAAGGAGTATCCGCTCAAGCGGGGGCTGTACGTTGACTGGGAAGCGCAGCAGAAAGGGTTTCCTGATCTCTGCAATCTCATCGGTCCTGACAGCACGGCCAGGGGACGCATGATCGCCATCATCATGGCGTATCGGGCTGGGGCTGATGTCATTGCGACGATCGACGATGACAATTTCCCCTATGATAACTGGGGAAAGAAATGCCACATTGGTACGACAATCGGAGCCCATGTGAAGCCTGAGAAAATATACGAGCCGGTCCATCTATTCGACATAAGACTGTGGCATCGTGGATTCCCGATTGAACTCAGGAATCAGGAGTGGTCCAGACGCTATCTCACCAGAAACGTCGAAGTGCTGATGCAGGCAAATCTGTGGGATTGTGATCCCGACATCGATGCTCTTATGAGATTGGCACTAAGACCTGACATTCGCATCGGCCAGAACTTTAGTCCTTTCTGCGGATCTCTGTTCATGCCGATGAACAGTCAGAACACGATGTTCGCCGCGAAATATGCGATGGACTACTGTCCGTTTGCCTTCATTGGCAGGTTGGAGGACATCTGGGCCAGCTACGTGTTTCAGGCGCTTCATCCCAACTCTTCGGTCTATTGCGAAGCCACGGTGCGCCATGAGCAGGTTCGCAGTCTGGAATCGCTCCTGAAAGACCTGGAAGACGAAATCTGGGGCTACCGGAACACGTACCAATTCCTCAAAGATCTAGCTCAGTACGGTGTCGAGAAGGCCATGGAGAACACTTTCCCGTTCAAGGCGCGTGTGGTCTGGGAGATGTATCGGAGGTACTTCGAATGACAATCCTCCACGTCTACACCAGCACGTATAACGACCTCTACATGATCCAATTCTTCGTGCGTCATTACGCTCAGTTCGCTTCCAAGATCTTCGTCTATGACGATGACAGTACGGATGGAACACGGGAGTTTCTTGAGAGTATGGCGCCGCTGGTGGAGATCAAGGATCCTGGTTTTACTGGGTTGGATCAACTGAAACTGCAGGCCATGCGCTCGAACGAGTACAAGATCCACAGTCGGGGGCTGGCTGACTGGTGCCTTGTGGGAGACTCTGACGAGTTCCACTACCATCCGAATCTACTCGCACGGCTAGGAGAACTGAAGGCGTCTCACTTTTCTGCCGTCGTCACTCATGGCTGGAATATGTTCTCAAAGGAGCGTCCGCAAGGCCCTGGTCAGATGACTTCCTACGTGAGGACTGGGATCCGTGATCCCATGTACGATCGAGTGATCTTCCGTCCCGAGATCGACATCACGATTGGCATTGGACTCCATGGGTTCACTCTCACTGGTGACGATGGAAGTGTGAACTTCCGTGAGTTCCAGATGGCAGGTCAGAAGGTTCTCACATCTCCACCTGAAGTAAGAGAGCAATATCGAGTGTTGGAAAGCGATCCCGAGTTCATGATGCTGCACTACAAGTACCTGGGAAGGGAACACGTGATCGAGCGCCACGATCGCGTGTGGAATCGGTTGTCGGCCAACGATAAGGCCCACAACTGGGGGATCCATACGAATCCGAACTGGGGTGCCTACTATGGGCTCTCATGGTACGACGAAAAGCTGAAGGAGGCCAGACCTTGCTTATAGATGATCTAGTCCGAAAGTATGATGCTCGCAAACCGGAAACGATGCGGGTTAGATATGAGCAAATCCTAGTGCCTATACGAGAAAAGGTAACATCGGTCCTAGAACTGGGAATCTTTCAAGGTGGATCCCTGAATGTTTGGAGAGAGTTATTCCCAAATGCCGCAATAGTGGGAATTGACACTAACCATTATGTTGTTCCTCAGCAATTTTCGGACAGGATCACATCCTACAAGTGCGATCAGGCGAACACCGTGCTTCTTTCTGAGATTGCTCTGCGCCATGCTTCCGATGGTTTTGACGTTATCATTGATGACTGCAGTCATGTCGGTAGTTTGACTCGCGCATCTTTCGTTCATCTGTTTCGAAATCATCTCAAGAATGGTGGCATTTACTTCATAGAGGATTGGGGGGTTTCCTATCAAGAAGGTCCGTGGGAAGGTTCACAATATTCTGGATCGGGTCATATGGCCGGGATAGCTGGTATGGTCAAAGATTTAATCGATGAGATTCATGTGAGATCCATCTTCCCTGAAAACACGATTGATTCGATCCTCGTCTCTTTTGACTTTATCGTAGTAATCAAAAGGAGCGCATGAAATGTTTGGAATGAAGTTTACCACCGACAGGGAAATCAAACTGCAGGAGTTTCGCATCGCTGATCTGAATCGGCAGATTGATCTTCTGACAAAAGCAGTTGAGGAAGAGCGTAGGCGTGCGGAATTGGAAATCGAAAGGCTCCGTGAGGAATTGGTGTTAGACAATCACCGGGCTCAGGAGTGTATAAACGTACTTCACGGGGATGTCGAGCACGAGCGCAAGCGTGCGGAGGCTGCGATCAACGCTCTGTTGATGCGGACGGCGAAGCTAGTGCTGACTCCCGATAGTCCTGCGACCATGGAGGAACAGGAAAAACTCAAGGAGCGCCAGATGGACATCTTTGGCGACGGTGCATCCTATGACGAAGAACAAGCACTGGAGGAACTTCAATCTTGAGCGAAATCACTCTACCACCTGAAGTCCAACAAGCATTGAATGATCAGGCACGATCCATCAACCGGCCTACTGGCCGACCCAAGATCTTCATCGGCCTACCGAACATGACGAGCATCAACACGGCACTCGTCAACAAGCTCTTCATTCTCGCTCAGGTCAAGGAGTTCGATCCCTGGTTCCACTTCATTTCGGAAGTGCGCCACATTGACCACGCCCGGAACTGTCTGTGCGAGATCTTTCTCCAGACCAACTGCGACTACCTTTGGATGATCGACGACGACGTTGACGTGCCTCCTACCGCGATGAACATGACTCTGGAAGGGAAGGACATCATTTCCGGACTCGTCTTCTGCTGGATCAAGGGAGAACTACTGCCGTCCACCTGGGAGCGGTCAGAGTGCGAACAGTGCGTCTGTGTGAGCAAGTACTTGGCCGATGGAACGGTTCATGATCCCACTCAGTACTCCGTTCTTAACAATGGTCTCTGCCGTTGGAATCCGTTGCGGGAACTCTACGAGGCGTTCTGCGATCCGAAGACCGGGATCCTTTCTGGCATGAAGTGTCGATGCAAAAACACCGGTCTCGATCCCTTTGTCTTCCGGGCTCACAAAGGCGTCATCGGAGAACCGAAGCTCTTGGAGGTGGACTCCGTTGGAGCTGCCTGCTTGATGATCTCTCGGCACGTCATCGAACAGATGCAGCGGCCCTGGTTCCGGTTCCTCTACAAGCCGTCGCGGGAAATCCTGCTCACGGAAGATCACTATTTCTCCTGGAAGGCGAAGGAGATGGGTTTCTCGGTGTGGGCTGACACGCGTGTGGGATGCTCGCATTTCAAGCTGGTAAACCTCCTGGACATCAACTCTGCGATCAACCGGGGATACATCAAGGGCAAGGAAGCGGCCACACAGACAATCGGTTTCCCTGTATTCGATCCGAAGACCGCCGTCGTCGATGAGGTTGTCATAGGAGAACCCAAACGTCCCGGTGCAATGACCGCAGGCATCGTGGCTGGAAGCAAGGTAGGGTAAATCTGCGCTTGCTTGCTTCTGGAAATGTGGTAACGCTAACGCATGGCTAAAAAAGGCTACAATCTCGAAGAGGTTCGGAAGGTATACGACAAGGCTCGGCAGCGGGCGCAGTCTGAACGCTACTCGTACGAACGCGCTTGGTTCCAGAACTGCTTATTTTTCTTGGGTATACAATGGATAATCTACTCTCCGCAGATGCGGAAGTGGCGTCCGCGCAAGGTGGCGAAGTGGGTTCCTAGACCCGTCACGAACAAGTTTGCCAGCATCGCTACCACGATCATGCAGGTCCTGTCTGCCAAGGAACCGAATGTTCGTGCGCGTCCAGGAAGTGACAATCCCGAGGACATTGCTTCAGCAGCGGTAGCCGATCGAAACTTCGATGTGATCCTCAAGGAAATGGACAGCGACTATGCCAGGAATCTTTGCTCGGCGTGGTTGACTCTGACCGGATCAGTCATCTTGCATCCCTGCTACGACAAGGATCCTAAACACGGGACGACGTTCGTGCAGCACTTGAAATGCCAGCAGTGCGGGCAAACCTTCGCGCCCGACATGGCTGGAGGTCCAAAGCCGCTTCTACCTGCAACACCGACTGCAACACAACCTCAAACCAACGCACCTATAGCCACAGATACGGGGGGCGGTAACGGAGCCAACATCGGGGCCATGGGTTCCTCGATGCCGATGCCGTTACCGCTTGGGGCCCCGCCAGTTCTTCCTGAAGAAGAGGAAACGGAGAAGAGCGAGAATTCCTGTCCAATCTGTGGAAGTCCAAACGTCCAAGATGCGGTGGATGAGACTGGTCAAGAAGTAGGGGAAGAACTTCCAAACGGAAAAATGAAACTTGAGGTCTTCAGTCCTTTTGAGGTTTTCATCGATCTGGAAGCGCGGAGCATGGAGGAAGTACAGGAACTTTTGATTCGTCGCCGTTATCCGGTGGAAGTAATCAAGGAACTCTATGACCAACCAGACCTTGAGGCAGACAATAACTCGAACACAGGAGGTGTTATTGGTCTCAATCTGCTTAGAGCGATTGCATACGCGGCTGGAAACTCCATGTACGGCACCGGAATCGCTTCGGGTAGAAGCGTTGGAGATGACCAGAACATTACAGTCGATATGCTCTGGAAGAGACCTTGCAAGGACTTCCCGGAAGGACTCGTAGCGGTATACGCTAACGACAAACTCCTCAACGAGAAAGAAGTCAACGATGGAATCCCTTATCGTGAGCGAGAAGGAAAACCCATTTGGCCTTGGCACATTATCCAGTTCGACCAAGTTCCGGGTCGTATCTTCGGGCGAACTCCTATGGATGACGTGGCTCCTAAGCAGGAGCAACGGAACAAACTTGAGTCCCTCATTCAACTCATCATCACACGTTGCGCCAATCCTGTATGGCTCGTCCCTAAAAACCTGGGAGTAACTGAGATCACGGGTGAGCCTGGGCAGATCCTTGAAGGCAACTGGGCTATGGATCCACGGCTCAAACCTGAGAGAGTGCCAGGGGACAACGTACCAACTTCGATCATCGCTTGGTTGGAAAAAATTGACAACGACATGGACATTCTCGCGGGAACGATGGATGTTCTCAAGGGAAACGCTCCTGCTGGTGTGACCGCAGGAACTGCTCTTAGGTTACTTCTCGAAAGAGCCAACACCCGTTACACACCAGTCATTCACAGATTCGAACTTCAGTGGGAAAAGGTCTGCCGCGATGCTCTGACGATCTTTCAGCAGTTCGCCAACGAGGAACGGATCAATAAAATTCAGGGTCCCGGTTCCACGTGGGAGATTTCCCGATTCAGCAAAGCTGATCTCTCCGGTGCGATCGATGTCGTTGTGGAAGCTGGTAGTGGGGTTCCCAAGAGTCTCGTGGGTGAACAAGCCATGATTCAGGATCTTGCCACAATGAAAATCATCGATCCGATGAATCCGCAGACTCAGTACCAGATTCTTGAGAAGTTCGGTTCGACTGCTCTCTTGGGTGACACGGACTCGAACATCAAGTACGCACAGCGTGAGAACTGGCGCTTCACGAACGAAAACACGGATCCCGACATTAATCCGATGCTCGACAATCACATGGTTCACCTGATGATACACAAGGAATACGCGCTTACGAGCGACTTCGACAAGATGGATTTGAACCTCAAAGGTCGTTTCATGAATCACATCACTGAGCACATGATGGCGATGACGCCCATGCCTCCCCCCATGCCCCCTGGTGCTCCTGGGGCTGGTCCTGGTGCAGCGGCAGTGCCAGGAAACGGCGCAGGTCCAGGTGGGACTCAGACTCCTCCCGCTGGACCTGCGTCCGAACCTAATATGCCGCCCATGCCTGGAGGACCGATGTAATGCCAGCCACATCTGTAAAACAACGCAGGGCCATGGCAATCGCTGAGCATAACCCAGATCAGGTCTTTGCTCGAAACAGTGGATTGCTCAAGATGTCCCACAAGCAACTGCATGACTTCGCTACCACTTCTGAAAAGGGATTGCCAGAGGAAAGCGAAGTCAAAAAGGGCATGAAGGCCGTCATGCATCGGAAGAAGAAAGGCAGCAAATGAACCTCAAGGGACTGATGGGCACCTACAATCGGCAGGGGACGAAACAGCAACTCCCGACCGAAGATTCCTCTGTCAAGAAAGCCATGAAGGGGGTCATGAAACTCTCTCGGAAGAACATGCCTAAGATGCCAGTTTCGAAACGCTAGTAGTTTTGTACAGGGTGTACGAAAGTAGTTTTGTACAGGGCAGAAAGGCAGCGCCACATGCCTCATACGATGCCGTCGTACCACAAGAAGCCAAAACATCTGGAAGAAGAGTTTGCCTGGATGCCGGAGCATCCATCCCAAAACCATTGTTGCACCTGCCATGTTCGGTTTACTCTGGGTCAGGTAGTCTTTAGGGAATCCAGGTTTACGGGTCCAAAACTCAAAGTTCAGTCTTGGTTGTTCTGTCCAGAATGTTTCTTCAACCACATCAGCATCTGCAATCCCTTCAGGAGCCGAAGCGATGAATCCCTACGGAATAGTGATCTTAAGCAAGTACCCTGAGTACGCTCGCAACCTCATTGAGTCAATCAGGAAACACAGCAAATATTGGCAAAGAATAATCGTGGTCAGGGACGGACACGAGGAGACTTTTGATGATCCCGGATGGTATGGTGACTGCTTCTACGTGGATGCTGAGAAGCCATTCATTTACGCGAAAAATGCAAACTGTGGAATCAAAATTCTTGTTGGAGATATTCTCCCTCACGACGTAATTCTACTCAACGATGACATGGAGGTTGTGGAAGACGACTTCTTTGCCAAACTCCATCAAAGAGCCTACGAATGGGAAAGGTGCGGTCTGATCAGTCCCCTGATCGATGGTGGGGTGGGAAACAGTTGGCAAAGTTTCAGTAGGGTCAGGGAACTGCGATCCAGCCTCTCAAACATCTTCGGCTCCCAGTTAACTGTCTGCTTCCCATGCGTCTACATCAAACGGGAATTGATTGACAAGATTGGTCTTCTGGATGAAACCTTCACTGGCTACGGGTTCGATGATGACGACTATTGTATGCGTGCCAGGGCTGAGGGTTTCTGGACGATGATCTGTAGTGATCTCGTCATCAAGCATGGCGCTGGTGGAGCTAGTCTGGACCGTGGAAAGAATTGGTCATGCAGCTTCGCCAGGGAGTCGGAACGTCACTCGAACCTCCAGCGTTTCCTAGAGAAGTATCCGCACATGAAATCTGCATTCTGAAAAATACCACTTGCACTCTTCCCGCACTGTGTTAGTCCTTGTGGCGTGAAACTATCGGAAACCTCACGTCACGAGGACTCAGTGTATGCCAGATGACGGAAAAACAGGAGCCGCCTCGTCAACGGCTACAGACGAACAAATCGAAGTAAAAGACGAATCCCTTGAAGCCTCGGAAGCCGGAGCCGACCAAAACCCGGAAGGTGAAGAGTCTGATCAGCCCCTCTCCAAAAAGGCGCAGCAGCGCTTCCAGCAACTTCTCCAACAGAGAAAACAAGCTGAGGAAATCGCCAACTGGTATCGCGCTAACATAGGCGATCCAAACGACGTTATCGAGTTCCAAAAGCACAAAGCTCAGATGGTTGCCGCTGCCAAAGCCGCCGAACAGGAAGGGGAGATCTCTCCCGCCAAACTGAAGGAAATCAAAGCTTTGATGCGTAAGGCTGACCCTGAGTATGCTCAGTACATCGAGCAACAGAAACAGGACCAGACAGATCGCATTGAAGCGCAGTTTGACGCGGCAGAGGAACAGATCCGCGAACTTGCCACGGCAGCAGGGATACCGGCTAAGAATGAGGCGGCAGTTGCCCGTCTCGCTCGACAGGTTATGCTGGAAATAGACCAGGATCCAAAACTCAAAAGGCTCTGGGCTTCTGGCAACCTTTCCTGCATCAAGAAAGCCTACGCAGTACTTGAAAAGGACTTTCTCGGGGTAATCAGGAAGGCCACACCTGCACAGAGCAAGGACATAGCGGATCGGCGACGGATTTCACGGTTGCCCACGCTTCCTAGTGCTCAGGGAACCTTGTCACAGCAGTCGAAGGACAAAGACGACAAGGGGATCACCAAATCTGCTCACAAGCAAGCTTGGGCTATTCTGCAAGCAGGTAGACAAGACTGATGTGAGGTAAGCAATTATGGCAGGACAGGACTTAACCGGCTTCGATGCCGCCCTCAATGGGGGCCTTGAGTAGCAATGCTCAAGTAAAATTCACCCAAAAGGGCGAACGTCTCTTCGGAGAAAACGCCCAGCTAAGGAAGAATGTGACTACCATTAACGAACAGTTGGCATGGCTCGCAGGGATCGCAGATGGAGAGGGATCTTTCTATCTGACGGCTACCTACGACCGAAACCACTTTCCGGTGATCAAGTGCTCTTTTGCTGTAGGGAACACTTCGATCGAACTCATTCTCGGGGTAAAGCAGATTTTGGAACAGATCATCAATCATGAGTTTCGGTACTGCAGTATCAAGGGAAGAGGAAATCGGAAAAGTTCTTGGTTGATCCAGGTCACTTCGTTTGCGGATATGGCTATTTTGTGCAAGTCGATTATGCCCTATCTGGTGGCGAAGAAACGACAAGCGGAGACTATGCTGGAATTTGTAGAGCTTGGAACGGCTCAGGGAAGAAATCGGTTCTCTGGCCGCGACATGAAACTGTTCGAGAAGCGCTCACTGCTCATCACGAAGATGAAGCACCTGAACCGATACCGTATGGGACCGGTTGAGAATGAAGCACTTCCTTCCCAGCGAGAGACCGAACGGGTGACTCCTACGATGGATGAAGAAACGATCCGAACTGCAGGGCGACCTGCAGAGCTACCGGAAACGAGTAGCCGCCTCATAAATTGAGGTCGTAACAGTTTGCAAAGAGGTTTACGGGCCGCGCATCGAAGAGCAGTTGAACATGCAGAACGTCCTTGCGGACTGGATCGACGAGAACGATTCAGCCGACTGGACGGGACGCGTGGTGAAGTATCCTCTGCACATTTCGCGCAACCAGGGTGTTGGTGCGTCGGCTGAGGGGGATCCCCTACCGGCTGCTGGCGCTCAGGGTTACGTGGATGTCTCGATCACCGCGAAGTACAACTACGGGCGCGTACAGCTCACGGGGCAGGTCATCAAGGCATCCCTGAAGAGCGAAGGCGCGTTCACCAGGGCCATGGAATCGGAAATCAAGGGGTTGGTGAAGGATCTTGCGAATGAGCGCGAGAGACAGGCGTTTGGTGCCGGAACCGGCATCTTGTGTCTGACGTACGGCGCTCAGTGCATGACCAACACCACGACTTTCAACGTGGATAGCCCATACAACGTTTCGGGGGCTGTGAACGGTGCCCGGTTCCTCAACCCTAACATGTACTGCGCAGTTCTTGATCCGACCACGGCGACTACCATCGAAGGAGTTGTGAAGGTCTCGACGATTACCGCCGCTGGCACTTCGGTCAAGATCGCCGCAACGCAATCGACCACCTTCAGCGACAACAGTCGTTGGGTGCGCTGCAAGTACGTCTCGGGGATCTCTACTGACGGTAGCAAGAACAGCTACGGCAACGAGGTCATGGGTCTCCTGGGCCTGATCGATGATGGCACCTACGCCAACACTCTTTCGGGTGTCAACCGGACCACGTATCCGGTTTTCAAGTCCACCGTGTTTTCTTCTGTGGGACAGCTTACCCTGGATGTGATCCAGCGTGGCATCGATGCCTCGGATGAACTCGGTGGCGGCAACTTCGCAAATGACGGCGTTTTCTTCTGCCACCACAGCGTTCGCAGAGAGTATCTGAAACTCCTGCAGGCCGACAGGCGGTATTCCGGCGCTGACCTGAAGTCACCGGATGGCGGAACGAAACAGGCGGCTCTCAAGAAGGGCGGAGAAATCACCTACGGTGATCGTCCCTGGAGGATCGCAAAGCACGCTCCTTACGGAACTCTGTTCGGAACCATCAAGGGCTCGATCGTCCGTTACATCAACGTACGCGGCGAGTGGGCCGATGAAGATGAGCGGATCTTCCGCAACGTGGCGGGATACGACATGTGGGAAGCATTCTATCGGATTTTCGACGAGCACCATACCGATCGTCCGAACGAGAGCTTCCGACTGGACGGGATCACTGCCACGGTGGGGACGCCGAACCACATCTACTAAGCCGGGTACTGAACGGAGAAAGCACAGTGGCGAAGATCATCAATACCAGCGACAAGCCGTTTGAGTTCACTTTCGACAGTGGGAACTATGGACCGATCCAACCCGGCGAGGTCGTAGATTATCCTGCGGAAGTGGCGGCGCACGCGATCAAGCGTAGCGAAATCATTGATCCCGACTTTGGCGAAACGGTAGGATTTCAGCTTATCTATCTCGGCCAGCTTTCGCAGGAAGAGATTCGCAAGCATGTAGTCTATCCGTGTCCTTTCGTCCAGAGCAATCAATGCGACGCGAAATCGTTCAAAACGATTGAAGATCTTCACCAGCACATGGAAACACACTGGGGCGCTGCACCTGTACCGGAAGCGCCGGGAGCCATGAAAGCCATGGCGTTTCCGGCAAAGTCCAGGTAAGCGCTCCAGACTTTCTCCACCTCCATCAACAACAGTATCTCGCCCGTTCGAGAAGCGGGGAGGGTTCTAACTATGGGAATCCGCATAAAGAACATGCACCATCAGTTGATCAATCTGACTTCTGTCGGCACCCTTACGGCAGCGACGAACAAGGCAATGGCAGTTTCGCCGTGTGCCGGAAAGATCGTTAATATCTTCTCCACCTGTTCTGATGTGGGCACGGGGTCAACCAAGACGATCGCAGATGTCCATCTGAACGGAACAACGATCTTTTCTCAGTCTACCAAAATCACGATCAGTACCGTTTCGACCACAGTTTCTTACTCGACATTGAGCAGTCAGCCCACCAATGTGGCAGCCGGTGACATCTTCACGCTCGACATCGATTCGGTTGGAACGGCCATGGTCAATCTGGGTGTTCGGATCTGCATCACCAGGAGCGGCGTTCAGGAAGAATCCAACGTCGCTGATCTCGACACCGTTTTCTAAGGAGAACTTTCCATGCCGTCCGCGCCTAGGTGGTTCATCAACGAATTGAAGGTCTTCGATCCGGCATTGCGTGTCCGGTGGTCTCCTATCTGCAAGATGTTCCAGCTTGAACGGAAGATCGCTCATGGGATGCCTATCAACACCACGAAGAGCGATTTCACCGATGATTTCATCAGGGCGCGTGACGGCTACATCCTGGTAGCAATGATCGAGCCAGGGAAGTTCTCACGGTCGATCTTCTCTACTTTACGGGGCTGCGATCTCTGGTCAAACGGAGGTTGGGAGGCCATGGCGGATCTGATCGAGGAGATTGAAGCCAGGGAAGAGGCTGAGAAGTGGCGGGCATTCGAGAATGACGTTCACGCCATGAGTCAGGATTTGTATCACTGGTTGAAGATTCGGGACGGTCGAAGTATTTACGGTCCGGGGATTCCGTCATGACAACTGCAGGTGATTTGGTAACAGCGGTTCGCTCGAACATAAACGAGCCGAGCACTCTTGCGGACCCTCAGCGTACGGATACTGAAATCCTATATTGGCTCGATCAGGGAATCTTCGATTACATGCACAAAGTTCCCCAAGAGCATTTCCCGGAACTGACTACCAACAAAACATTCAGTGGATCTCAGTGTGCGATTCCCAGCGATTACATGTTCTTTCACTCACTGACGGTGACACATACCTTGAGTGGAACCTTTACTGGAGTTGATGATTGCTGGGTGGTCGGCCCTGGAGAATCATATCTTATAAATAACTACCCTGGTTATCTTGGCGCTTGGTGCCAGGTATCGGGAAATTCGATTTCTTGTGGTCCTCAGGTAATCTCCGGGACTATGACATACGTGAAGGAACCGACGCATTTAACAACCGGAAGTGTGACATTTGATGTGGGTCATGAGCATGAGACTCCTATCGTTTACTATGCTACCTCCATGGCGCTATCAAAGGTCAATGATGCAGATGCGGAAGTTTATATGCAGAGATATTCCGACAATGTGGCTGCAAAGGTTGGCAAAAGAGAATCGGGTGATATTGAGAGGGCATAATGGCTGCGAATCTGCAAACTATGCTCACGATGACCCGAGTGAAGATTGGGGATCTATCGGTTCGCAAAGTTCCCGAGTCTTTACTCGTGATGGCGGCAAATGAGGGAAAGAATGAACTCGTAAAGATCATCCGGCAGGCACACAAAAACTATTTTGAGGATTCCACTACCGGAACGATCGCTACTGCCACACCTCCAAATCCATCTGATATAACCTTGCCCAATGATTTCGCGGAACTCAAAGAGATCATGATCACCGATACGGCCTATCAGGACACCGGGTTCATCTTCAAGAATCACTCGGCTCCCGAATTCAAGGAAGCGCTGATCATGGGCGGTGGCTTCGCCAACGGGATGGGAAACTTTTACTATGATATTGTTGGTGAAAGAACACTCAGACTGGCTCCGGGTGCAGACATTGCCATGAATTATCTCATGCACTACGTAAAAACCATTCCCGATATGGTATTACCACAAGACGCTCCTATAGGAATACCTCCAGAGCATTGGGATTTCATTGTGACATGGATGATCTGTGAGGCCATGAGATCCATTGGAGATCCCAAGCTCGACAGTTACATTTCCAAACTTGAGTTCCAAAAAGAAACAGTTCTTGAAAGTGTGAACGATCGGCAGACTAAAGATCCCCGTTTTGTTCGTGGATACATGCAGGAGGAGCAATGGTAGCAGATGTTGGCTTTCTTCCTGGGAATATCGATAATGATGGCTCCATAACAGGAAATAGATCGGTCTACGGGGATCTGGTCGTTACTGGGAAACTTGACATCCAAGGGGCCAATGGGGAGTTCTCCCTTGCTCAGTTTTTCCGTGGTGGCATCTATGCCGGGAGGATCGCAGTTGTCCACTCGAATGTGATTCAGATAATCGGTGGTTTGAGCACAACCGACTATGATCTGACTTCAAACGAACCCACTAAGCAACTGTATGGGATCTACAGTGCGCCGTCCTTACGTATGGAAGCTGGTCATTCTTTCCATGCTTGTTTTGCGGGACAGAATTATGAGCTTGCCGATGGACAGGCTAGGACCCTGGACAACTGCGCAGTCTTTGAAGCGTTGGGTGGATCTAAGGGTGCAAATGTAACGATTACCAACAAGTATGGACTTTATATCTATCCTCAGACTTTGGGGAACACAAACAACTTCGGAGCATACATAGGTGGTCCAACTGGTAGTGGAATCAATTATGGTCTGTTCATCTCCGCTCCTTCAGGGGGATCATCCAATTGTGGTTTCTACAACCAAGGAACGGCAATCCAACTTGGCTCTATCTCTTACGGAAGTTACCAGAGGATCAACGTCATCACTCCCCCTGGGGCTGCTGAGGGATCGGCATGCCGTCTTTATGCTGATACCAGCGGCGGCAAGGTTCGTCTTATGGTCATCTTTCCTACGGGATCAGCAGTTCCCTTGGCGGCTGAAGCATGAACAGACTGACAGTGGAAATGAACGAGATTCTTGACGCCCTAATTGATCAGAAGCGCAGAGCCGAAATTAGAATCGGCATGTATCTTAACCAGTGTGCTGAGGGCATGGGGCTCGATCCATCCAAAATTAGTTTCGATTCGAACTCCAGGGAGTTCAAGGAAAAGGAAGATGCAGCCACACATAATTCTCAAGCCCAGTCAAAACCTGGGCACGACGGTTAGCGGGACTCTCGGAACCTATCTCCCTGCTCCAAGTACTGACGTGGTGGGCGGGATCATCACGATTGAAACGGCTGACGTGAGGATGCGCTACGATGGCACGGTTCCCTTAGCTGCCGGTGTGGACGGATCCACGCTCATGAAGAAAGACAGTGTATGGGAGATCACGGGGCGGGATTTCTTCACTGCCATGCAGTTCGTTCCGGTGAGTGCGAGTGCCTTCGTCTCCGTGGCTTACATCAAGGGTGAGTGATGAAAGAGACAATCACACGCCATAACCCAGCGGAGAAACGTGGTCTGGGGATGGTGTTTCTGGGGATGCAAGGCCCTGGGAATGTCACCGATTCGACAGGCATTCTGGAAATCCTTGCGGATCAGAACGAGGCAATCAACGATCTCAGGCGCAGGGTGTCCATCTTGGAAACACCATGGTATGTGCGGGCATGGTTATTCATGAAGCGCTTTATCCCGTTTTCTGGACGCGGTTGGAAGTGAAGGAAAGACTTTAATTAGAATGGAGATAAATGATGAAACGAATTGCCCTTGCCCTTTTATTGGCGGCTCTATTTTTATCATCATCTGGTGCACAGGAGGTTCTCTTGTTTAGACTCTATCTAGTTCCGATGCAAGTGTTAAACAACAACCGATTCCCAAAGTACTTCCCCGGCCGCTCGAATCCAAATCCTATTTTGGAACTCACGGGGCTGTATAGCGCATGGATGGCGTTCGGCGGCGAGCCTGTGTTTCTCGTCGTTGCGCCCGCGATCAGCACTGCTCAACATAATGTCCTGGTGGGAAACATCGACGTACTGGCGGTGCCGCAGGATCTCGATCAGCCGGTATCGGCCCTGGCTCTCACTACTCTCCAGAACAAACTGGAAGGTTTCAAAATTCCGGCGGACTGGATCATGGCTAACTCCATGACCTATCGTGAATGCGTCAGAGTGGTAGTGAGGATGTTCCAGCTCGGGGATAGATTCTATGGCATCACGGGAGGCACTTCGATGTTTGGTGGCAATGTCACTCTGGACACCCGCTGGAATCAAATCCCACAATCTGCTCGTGTTATCCTCCAGCAGATTGCCAGCGAATGGAATATTGATACCTCCGGTGTAACCAATCAGACGACAGTCAGACAACTCATAAAGTTAATCGCAGATCAAATGCGTGACGATCCGATAATCATTGGTGGAGTAACGATCTAAATGGCACTTCCTGCGACGGACACTTTTACCGGCGTTAATGGAACTGAACTGCCGACCTATAGTGTACATTGGACTGCATTAGTCGGCATCATGAAAATAAACACCAACGGTTTCATCGGTGGTAGCACTGATGCAAATGTAATATGTCTGTGGAATGCTGACGCATTCAATGCTGCTCATTACTCCCAATGCAATTTGGTAAATATCACAGCGGATGGTTATGTCGGCGTTTCCATCAGGGCGCAAAGTCCGGCATCTGGTTTCTATGTTCAGGCATATACGTCTAACGCCAAATTTTTTTGTGGCGACGTCGTCAACTCGGTAAATACCGATTGGGATTCTGGAACTTTGCAATTATTCGCGGAAAACGACGTTCTCAGGATGGAACCAAATCCATCTACACCAGGCACAATTTATATAAAAGTGAACGGTGCCACGGTAAAGACCTATACGGGGAAGACCTCTCTTAGTGGCGGCGGCGCTGGGGTCTCCGCTTACGGCGATGTGACAGGATTGAGGGGAGACAACTGGGAAGGTGGTAATCTGGCAGGCGGGCCGACGGCGATCACGGCTTCAATCGTCGCATCAAGCTCTGTCTCTTCAGCAGTAGGAGGAAACACTGCTTTAGCCTCTTCCGTCGCCGCATCATCTTCTGTAGCGGCAGTAGTAAAAGGCAAGACGGCTCTGGTAGGTTCCATCGTCGCAAGTTCGTCGGTAGCGGCGGCAACAGCAGGAAAGGGCGTACTGGCTTCATCCCTTGCATCATCCTCCTCAGTTACTTCTGCGCTGGTGGGTTCTGGAGTTCTCGCCTCTGGCCTAGCAGCATCCTCCAGTGTCAGCGCCAATCTTACCGGAGGGGTGGCTGGTGGGGTTTTAGAAGCTGTCGTTACTGCTTCCTCCAGCATGACTGGGACGGTGGAGGCAGTGGGAGTTCTGCAATCATCTCCAACTGCTTCCAGTTCTATCTCGGGGGATGTGAAGGGAAGAGCGAATCTTGAGGCTGCTGTTGCCGCGCAATCCTCCGTTGCAGCGAATGCTCAGGGGACGGGAGTCCTTGTAGGTGCTCTTGCATCAAGTTCAAGTGTCACTTCCGCTGTCGATGGCATAGGAGTATTGGCGAGTGCAGTCCAGGCAAACAGTTCTCTTGCGGCACTGCTTCAAGCAACAGGATTACTGGCATCGTCCATATCTGCGAGTTCATCGATTGCTGCGAATCTTTTGGGGATTACCTCTGGGACTGCGGTAGCAATGATCTTAGCCTCTTCTACTCTCCAGGCACTTCTCCAGGCCAGAGGGGAACTTGCAGCGCAGATCGCCGTACAATCCATCGTCACTGCAATCATGGGAGAGGGGGGGCCTCCTCCTCATGTGGGAATGCTCACCGAACAAATGGGGTGGGGATTAAGGTCTAATAAAACAAGAATCAGAATCGGGAGATAAATCATGGGTGCGAAACAAGCAACCTTCTGCATAGACGTTCTCAAGCTGATCTTCAACGGAACGGCGATCGCCAATCTCGCGGACAATGCTGCGTCTGCACCAAACACAAATCTGTATTGCAGCCTGCATACTGCCGATCCAACTTCTGGCAATCAGAGCACAAGCGAAACTCCTTATACGGGTTACGCTCGTGTCGCGGTTTCCAGAAGCACAACTGGTTGGACGGCGGCAAATCCGACGCTCAACGTGGCGGCGATCAATTTCAATACCTGTACCAATACGGGTTCAACAATCGGTTGGGTTGGAATCGGCACTACCAACAGTGGTACGGGGAAGCTGCTTTATTCCGGTTCGCTGACCACTCAGCTGTACGTTACCAACGGGGTGATGCCATCATTTGCCATTGGTGCTCTGGGCGTCACAGAAGCCTGATAGTTGACAGGTAAAGGGGGTAAGGTCATGCAACCTTGGCTTTCCAACAAGGTTCTCAGTGCTACGTATGGAATGACGGTTGGGACGACAATCACGTCCTTCCCGTCAATCCCGACAAATGCGCAAAGGGTTCTGTTCCAAGTCGAAACCAACGACATCAGGATGCGTTTCGACTCCACGAACACGGTTACTACCGGCGTCGGTGGCGGGGTCATTTTCCATGTCAATACGATTGCTACTCCGATCCACATCATTGAGGGCTACGACATGATCAACGCTGCTCGCATGGTGATGAACGGTAGTACCGTTTCCAAAGTGAATATCGTTTACCAGGGCGAAGGGCAGAGTGCTGGCGATGTCTGATGGGATTCCTGTTCAGATCCTTGAACTGTCAGGGTGGAAGGGGCTCGACACTCAGAGCCCCATCACCGACACTGATCCTCATTTCGTCTCGGACTGCCAGAACGTGGACTTCGATGATGAAGGGGTCATTGCCAAACGGCGGGGCATGGCAAAGGTCAGTGTGACTCTCTCGGGAACCGGGGGCTGCAATCTTATCTATGACTTCTTCTCGCAGCAGGGATTTTCCTCTCTGACTGACAGGCAGAGGGTTGTCATCATCAAGGGATCCGTCCTGAACGTCATCGCCAGTTTCCATCAGGGTGGACAGACAATTTCAGGGACATTCACAGCTACTAACTCGCTGCACTACGGTGCTACGTCTAACAACGGCTTGTGCTTCATTTCAAACGAGAACGGCGGCGCTTCCCCAATGATTCTCTGTTGGAATGGATCTGCCTGGGTCTACCGATCGGCAGAGTTGGATGCTCCAACATCTGTTCCTACGCTGGTATCGGGTTCCACGGGAAGTCTCACGGGTACATTCTCCGCGATCTATACGTACATGGATCTCTTTGGTAACGAATCTAATCCCTCATCTGAACCTGCGGTTGGAGTCAGTCTCTCAGGTAAGCATCTCAACGTCGGGCTCACGGCTTCCAGTGATGCGACCGTGGATAGTATTGCGGTCTACCTCTTGGCACCCAGTTTGAGTACCTATCGGTATGCAGGTACGACATCCAACACCACGGGAACGTACTCTACATCCATCACTGAGGCTGAACTCGGGGCCGCTCCTGAAGCCCGCTATGATTTCTTTCCGTGTCCCAAGGGGAAGTACATCCGGTTCTTCAATGACATGCTGATCGTGGCAGGCGATCCCACGCTTCCAGATCTGATCTATTGCTCGAACTGGCTCTATCCTCGTCAGTTCAGTCTGGCGACTGACTTTGATCGTGTAGGAAGTTCAGACGGTCAGCCAGTAAGGGGCTTCGGGTCACTCATCAATGACATGGTAGTTGCGAAATCGAAGTCTCGATTCCTCGTGAGTGGTTCGGACAATACTTCGTTTCACGGCAGGCCCTATGATCAGGAATACGGGATCCTGGGACAGCCGAGTATGATCCAGGTTCTCAAGAAGTCGATGTTTTTCTCGGACGATGGAATCTACGTGGATCCGGGAAACATCCCCATGGAGATTTCCAGGCGCATCAGGCCGACTATGCGGCGGTTGAATCCCGCGAATCTTGCCGTTACTCCTCCGAAACAGTTTGGAGCTATTTACAAATACTACAAGAAAGCTCTGTGGTCTG